TCGAGATCTACCAGTCCAGCGCGCCGGCCGCCCGCGGCGACGATCGACTGCGCGACCTGATCGGGCAGCGACGTACCGAGACCCGCCAAGCCCGCCGCGTCGCCAGTGGCCTTGGCGATCTCCAGATATTGCGCCTCATAGATCGCGCGCAGCTCGCTCGCCCACTTGGGGATGCCCAGCCGGTCAAGTATCGTCTCGACGATCAGATCATCGCTCTTCGCACCGCGGGCCTTCCCCAGCTCCGCCTCGATCAATTCGGCCGATGCTTCGACGGCGCCGCGACCCAGGCGATCGAAGAAGGCGACGAGAGGCTTCTTGAACGCCTCTTGCAGGCCGGTTTCCTGCCGCTGAAGGATCAGCAGATAGGCCGCACCGCGCTTATAGGCGTCCTGGCTGGCGGCGCGCGCCTTTGCCCCTCGATCCTTCGGCTCGGCCGCGGGCGTCGGCCGTTCGCCGTTCTCGGGGACTTCGATCACCGATATCTTGCGCAGATAGAAGCGATGACTGTCGTCAGCATCCATCCCCAGCTCTTGCCGATACTGGTAGACGGTGATCGCGCCGCTATCGAGTACCTTCGTCCAGCGCTCGACCTTCTTGTCCTGGTCCTCCTGCATCGCCGGCACCTTCGACACGTCGAAGATGACATTGAGGCCGGCCGCGCTGCCGAACTGCGGCAGCAACGACCGCTTCAGCTCGTCGGCCGCAAGCTTCCCGAGCGGGATGACCCCGTTCTCCCAGGCCTGCTTGCTCATCGCCTCCATGGTCGCGCCGACCTTGGTCTGTTGAAGGCCGGCGCCAAAACCGACGACGGCAGCCGGAATGCCGATAAGCGCACAGACGCGTTCCTCGGCGACGTCGCGGCCGTCGTTTACGCTCATCTGGCTGGGGTTGAAGCCGAACTGGCTGACCTCGGTCGGCGCGCCCAGGACAAGTGCGCGGCCCCGGCCGTCACCGCTGAACTGCGACTGCACATAAGCTTTGGTCGCATCGACGTCAGCCGGGGTCGGCATCGTCCCGCCCTTCGGGCTGATGACCATGCCGGGCACGCCCATGTTTCGGAGCAGCGCGGCGACGAAATTGCTGATCTCCAGATCGGAAAATATCTCGCGCAGCGCCGGCTCGATCGGCGACAGACCCTTGCGCGGGTTGCGCGGATTGATGCCGTGACGGAAATGGATCACGTCAGCCGGGTCGATCTCCATCTGCCCCGCGCCGCCGCCTGGCGTGTAGAGATAATGCGAGATGAACTCGTTGCCGTCGGTGGGCCATTTCGGCTCCAGCATCCAGTGCGGGACATACCAGAGCTGGACAGGACGGCCCATGGAATTGCGGACGATCATCCAATAGGCGTTGCCGTCAAGGATCATGCTGAGGACGTATCCCCACCAGAGCACGATATCGCCGTAATAGGGATTGGGGTTCTGGATCAGCGCCAGCATCAGGTGATCGGGCAGATCGTCTATGTCGCCACCCTTATTCTTCCGCTGCACCTTCAGCTCGCCTTCGGGCAACGCGCGCTGCACCCACTGCACCGGCGCCATGACGACCGACGAGTCCAGATAGTCGCCGACCTCTTTCCGGTAATCGAACCGCGTGCGACGAAACAGGCCGCCGAAGAAGGTGGCGGTGCCGCCGTGGCGGAAATTGTCGAGCGTGGCCCGAACGGCTTTGACGAAACGACCGATCATGCGGGAATCCAATTCTGGTCTAGGCTCGACGACGAGGCGGATGGGCTGGGGATTAGAGGTCTCCAGCGCTGACCGCCGCCACGCTTCGTCGCCGTGTGAAAATTGAGGAGTGAAACCGCATTGTCGCCGTGGCGCTTCCCGCCATCGGTTCCCTCGGTTCGAACATGCCTAGGCACGCGCGCGACGCCGCCGATGATCTGGAGTTGCCGCAGATCATTACGGGTGTTGATGTCGGCGGGTATTAACATCGCCCTGTCCTCGAACGCTGCGCGGAAGAGCGGCGTCGATTCCCGGAGCGAGGCGTCGGACGGCATCAGCTCAACGATCCGATCGGCGCCGAATTTCTGCCTGCTCTCCTGGGCAAGGACCATGCCGTTACCGTTGGCGTCCAGCACGCCCCCACCGAACGTCCCGATCATCTCCAACTGATCGACCACCCAAAACAGGGCCTGCTTTTGCTGATCATAGGGGCAGTTGCGAAGTTCAATCAGGAACGGGACATGCCGCCGCAAATCCTCGCCGACATAACCGAACGGGTACGAGCTGCGATCCTGCCGCATGGCAAAGTCTCCGCCCAGGAACCATTCGAGCGGCTGGTTTCCGAAGCGGGCGATGATCGGGGACACTTCGCGCACCAGCCACGACAGCATCTCGCCCCGGCGCGCTGTCTCGGGCATGTCGACGAAGCCGGGATAGGGCGGTTCCCACCGAAGAACTTTGTATTCGGTTGAGCTACAAGCCTCGATCCAGGCGAGCGGCAACAGCACGCCGTCGCCCTCGCGTGGGATAGCGTCCAGCTCCTCGCGCATAGCCTCGACGCGCGTGCCGTAGGATCGGCGGACCTTGCGATACCACTTCTCCTTGTCCTCGACGGTGGGCGTCCAGCCGCGCTTCAGGCAGACGCGTTCGTAAAGGCCATTGGCAACCGCATCGTCGAACGTCGCCGTGTGAATTTTATAGTCATATTGACCCGCCTCGGTCTCTTTGATGAGCTCGTTGAACGGGTTGAGCGCGCCATTGTGCGTGGAGATGATGCGTATCACGCCGCCCCAGATCAGGAGAGCATTGCACGCGTCGATGACGGCCGCGACGTTTTTGTGGAACGCTGCCTCGTCGATCACCACGCGCCCCTGAAGGCCGCGAATGTTCGCCGGATTGCTCGATAGCGCGACGATGACACAGCCCGATGCGAACCTGATGCGATAGGCCGCGATCTGCTTTGTCGATCCATCCGGCTGCATGTCGTCGAACATGAACTCGCCGACCGTCAGCAGTTCCTTCGCAACATGCTTCGCAAAGCCGGCGCAAGTCGCGATGAACTCCAGCCCTTTGTCTTTCGTGTCGCCGATATAGTAGGTGCTGTCACCGCCCTCGCTCTTCGCGGTAGCGGCGATGATCGTGCTGTCCAGGGCTTCGGCAAAGGTGAAGCCCGTTCGCCGCCCCTTACGGACAAGCTTCAGGTCCGATTGGTCCTCAAGATATTCCTTCTGATGCTTCATCAGAATGCCGTCGGCCAAGGGGTCGAGATCGGGGGACGGCACGCCCCCCGAAATCAGATCGTCGATCGGGGACCGCGGCGGCGGCTGATCGGCGGTCGGCAAATCATCAGAAAGGAATTCTGGCTCACTCACCCTTCGTCATCTCCGCGCTCGACGGGCTGATCGGGTTTCGGCTTGATACCAAGATAGGCACGGCGCATTTCCAGAGCGCGGTCAGCACTTAGCCCGGCCTCGCGCGCGACCTTCTCAACGGCTTCTCCGGCCTTGGCCATCCGGCGCTCGACCTCGTCTTCCAGCTTGCGGCGATTTTCCGCCGAAACCTTCTGCGCCGCGACCGCCGACGAAACGGCGCGGGACAGCTCCATCAGACCCTTGCTGCTGACCTCGCCGCCTTCCAGCAGCTCCAGCGCTGACACCTTGACCATTTCGGCGATCATCACGGTGACATGGTCCGGCCCGTCGGTGCCGAGCGACGGCACCAGTTCGGACGCGATATGCCGTGCCTCGTCCAGGCGGCGGAACTGGATCGCCTTGCGGATCGACCAGCGGCCCCATGCCGATTTGCTCACCGCCCCGATTCCACGATCGGCGAGACGGGAGTTGAACTCGGCAAGGATCATCTTCGACGGCTTCTCGCGTGCCCGAAGCTGATCCAGCGCCCACACGATATCGGGTTCGGCTTCCTCGGGCAGCATGTCGATCGACGACAAGCGCCCACGGCCTTCGCGCCGGTCGTTGCGCGCCTCGGCCGACATTTACCGAAATTCCGCCGTCGTGGTGATGCCCGAAATGATCGAGCGCCCGTCGAGGTGGTCGCGCCCTGCCGGCGTGATCGTCGCGATCGCGACGTCTCCGGCGCGGGTCAGGTGGATGGCTTCCAGTTCGGCGAGCTTGACGAGCTGCGTATCGATCCACTCGACGGGACGGACGAAATAGACGTCCAGGACGCGGCGCAGGGACACCGAATTGAGCGATCCGTCCGGCTGTTGCGACAGCTCGCGCAGGATGATGAAGCGCGCGTCGAGCGCCACCTTTTCCTTCCAGCTCACGATTTTTCCTTCCGCAGGAAGTCATCCATACTGCGCACGGTATGGCCGAGGCCGCTCATCGACTCCTCAAGCCGCCTGATGTGGCCGTCCAGGCGCTCGATCGTCAGGCGCAGGTCGGTGACCTGATCGCTTGTCGGCGCGTGCTTCGCTTCGCTTTCCAGCGTCTGGATGCGCCGATCGTGGGCAGCCAGATCGCCGCGATATTTGGTGATCTGGGCTTCGACCGCGGTCACCTTCTCGTTGAGCGGCTTCGCGGCCTTGCCGACCATCGTCCAGGCGGTGTTGAGTACACCGAGGACCAGGCCAACCGCGCCCGCCCATTGAAGAAACATCGCTAAATCCATTACCACCCCCGCTTTGCCGCGCGCTCGCGGCGGGTTTCACATGCTGCGCAGCGGCGGGCCGATGGCATCGCTGCCCGGCGCTGCGCAGGAATTTCGTCACCGCAGTCTTCGCAATCATCGGCGCCCTGCTCGGCGAGCCGCGCGCGGATGTCGGCGATGGCCTTGTCGCGCTCGGCCGAGACCATCGCCTCGGCCTGTTCGATCGCGCGTTCCCCCGCGAGGTACATCAGCCGCCCTCGTCACCGGACTGGCCGGTTCCGATACGCTGCCGCGCCCTGACCCGGCCCCAGATCGCGACGAGCGCGGAGACGCCGACAAGAATATTGCCGAGCGCGCCGCCGCCGTCGGCCGCGTCCTGATCGGTGATGCCGACACCCAGCTCGGGCGCGATCGTCACCAGGAAGACGACGAGCGCCGCCCAGATTGTTTTCGATTGCCACCAGGGCTTGCCGTTACTGGTCACCCGCTGCCTCCTTTCCGTTTCTGTCGATCGCGGCCTGCGCCGCGACCCAGTTGATCAGCTCGTCGAGCTGGATTGCCTGCTCGGTCGCGATCAGGGCGTCGGCGGCGGAGAGGCCGGCAGGAAGTCGAGCTTCGCAGGCCGCTGCATCAATCCCGCGGGCGGAATCGGGAACGCGGGGCACTGCCGGCTTTCCGCGACCGCCTTGATCGGCTGGGGCGGCTTGGACGCGCAGGCCGGCAGCAGCAGCGCGAGCGCGAGCGCGAGCGTCATCAATGCGGGCTTGGAAATCATCGGAAATTCTCCTGCTTTCGGCAGTTTGCTGCGCCTCGACGAGGCGCTTGTTCTCGCGATCGAGCAGGCGGGCCGTGTTGGTCGCCGCCTCCCAATTGGCCGCGCTCGCCTGATGCGCGGCCTTTTCGGCGACGAGATCGGCCGCGATGCCGGCCTTCTCGGCGCGCTCGATCAGCGCCCATCCCGCGACGCCGACCAGGACAGGCGCCCACCAGAAGCGCAGCCACGACGGCAGCGCCGGCAACGCGAGGGCGGACAAGCCGGTCATGCCGCATTACCGATGCGGTTGGCGAGCCAGCCGTAGAGGAACGCCTCCTGGCTCGGGTTCTTCTCGGCGAGCGCGATATAGCGTTCGCCCTGGAGCGCCTCGACCGCGCGGAGCAGCACGATCTCGCCCTGCATGCCGCGCGCCTTCAGGAAGCCGTCCAGCGCGGCCAGCGTTCGCGGACCGATCGCCTTGTCGACGGTCAGATCGGCATAGTCGCGGCCCTGCCGGTTGAGGGCATTGAGCGCTCGCTGAAGAAAGCCCGCGGCCGTTCCGACGCCCATGTTGATG